GCTTCCTTCTCCGAGATTCCCTCTTCCTTGTATTCCGAATCCGTCAGCAGGCAAGCCTCGGTATAGTTGGGAAAACAGAGATGCGATACGCTCAGCATCTCCTTCATGCATCTCACGGTACTCTCACTGGCTCCACCATAGAGCTTGCCGTAATCGCCCATCACGGGATCCACATAGATGTCGGTGCCCAGCGCTGCCTGTTCTCTGCAATAGCGTGCCACCAGCTTAGCCTGACGCTCCGAAGCCATGAAACCCGTGGTGATGGCATCGAAGTGAATGCCCAGTTCGTTCCACTTCTGCAAGGCTTCCTCGATATACGAAGTGCATTCCAGAATGGCGTACTTGCCGTATGGGAACGTGTTGCTGATGAGCATGGTGGGTAGATTGAACACATCGAGTCCCATATAAGAGAGGATAGGCATCTGAACTGCAGCAGATACCTTTCCGTAGCCACACATGTCGCTGATAATAAGGATATTACTTTTCGCTTTCATTCTTTCTTTTTTCTACTTGCTTTTCTTTCTTATCCTGATTATCTCTTAATAGCTGGCTGTACATTTGATGCCCAGTGCCTCTACACGGTCCTTGATGGCATCGAGAACTTCCTTTGGTGCCTTTTCCAGCAACTTGTCTGGTGTTTCACGGGCGATGGTATAAACCATTACCTGCTGAGGCTGGATGTCTTTCACTGCCTCCAGCCAAGGAGCTACGAAGTGTTCGCTGGTATTGTCCAAACCGTCACCTCTCAGGAACATGGTCTGGATGATGACGTGCCCCTTGAACATCTTCAGATATTTGATTACATCCTTCACATCGTAGTTAGGCTGCTGAGGGCGGTCCAGCTTCTTGATGTAATCCATATCCACGGTATCCAGTTTCAGGATGTTGTTATCCACGAGCATCAGTGCCTCTCTCACTTCCTCCTTATATATATAGGTGGCGTTGCTGAGTACGGATACTTGTGCTTCAGGGAAATATTTCTTGCAGAGTTCCATCGTATCTTCCACGATTCCCTTGAAGTCAGGGTGTCCCGTAGGTTCACCGTTTCCTGCGAAGGTGATGTCATCCAGAGGCTGGTTGTTGTCGTGGCGCTCTTTCAGAACCTTCTCCAATCCTTCTCTTACCTCCTCGCGGGTAGGGCGCTTCTTCTTAGGACGGAAGTCGGCGTTGAATCCGCATTCGCAATAAACGCAGTCGAATGAGCAGACCTTGCCATCAGATGGCATGAGGTTGATGCCCAATGAAACTCCCAGACGGCGGGAGTTTACCGGACCGAATATCGGTGATGGATAAATAATCGTTGACATAATCTTATTCTCCTTTATCTAATCTATTCTTTATTTTATCTTGGTAATACCTATCTTATACCAATCTTATTTACTTGTTCGTAATTTGGTGGGCAAAAGTACTAAAAAATGTTGGAATGAACAAATAAATCAACAGAAAATCGATTTATCCTTACCATTTGTCTTCTATCTCCGATAGTTTGTGTACTTTTGTATTCAAATCCGGGGAGATTCTTGGTGATTTCGATTCGGATTTAAAGAAAAAAACAAAAAAGTTGATGTTTTATTATCCCTAAATCTGCAGCGTAATTATCTGATAATCAACTAGGATATTTCCGATTTTTACATATATAACACCGAAAATGCACCGAGTTGCGTATCAAACAAGTTACAGATACTCAAACAGTTGTGTGATTACAACAAAACAAATGTTTGGCAAAATGACTCATTTTTCGCAAAACGGTGCAATAAAAATCTTAGTTTTCCAACATTTTTTTTGTAAGCCTATCGATCGTTTTCTGTTGGCTCTCGATAGTCTTGTTCTGTCTCTCAACGATTGTCAACAGGTTTCCCTGGTTGCCTTTCGTGAGTTTCTCTCCCATGATTAGGTAATTAGCGTCTACCCAATCGACGGCGTTAATGATCTTCACGATAATGTCGTAACTAGGGGCATTTCTGCCAGATACGATATTTTTGATCGTGGTCCATGGTACACCAATCTTCTTTGCGAATGTAGCAATGGTGTGCCCCTCTTTTTCAATGATGCTGTTTACGCGTTCATTGATAGTTTCTGTTACTTCTTTTTCTTTTTCTGTACTCATAATATGTAAATTTCAAACAAAATGCTGAAAAATATAAAAATAATCAGTGAAATGTTTGGCAGTATCACCGAAATGTTATATATTTGCAGCGTGAGAATTATTCTCATGGTGCAAATATACAAAAAATGTCGCACATAATGATGATTTCAAACAAAAATTTAAAAAAATATGGGTTTTAGTGAGTACATGAAGAGTCTTCCATACCCTCGTTGTAAGGTCGTGGAAGCACTTGCGGAGAAATGCAAGGTATCTAATAATTCCGTCTACAGATGGATTCAAGGCAAGTCTAAGCCGAACGCTTTATGCAGAGGAATTGTCGCTGAGTATCTAGGTATGCAGGAGAGCGAACTTTTTCCGGAGGAGTAAGTATGGAGTCAGTCGAGTTTTACAATACACCAGAAGGTGATGTTATGTATAAGCAGCTGGGCAAACCTGTCCAGGAACTTACAGCCGACAGCCGCGAAGTTATCGAGGAGATGCTAGACCTAATCAAGACTAGATACCCTCAAGCCTTCAGAGCTCTGTGTGACCAGTATACGGCGAGCGAACTAAATCGCAAGGTGTATGAATTCAACATTGTATCTAGGTTCTGCAGATGTAATTTCGGTGAATATGATGCACATACTCCTGATATCGATGCAGACGGTTTCTTTCATTTTGAGGAGGTAAAGTGTCCATTACGTGGCGAATGCAGAATGGAGGGTGTCATCTGTAAGCCTAAACTAGACTCTAAGCTTACTGATCGTGAGTTAGATATAGTGGAACTTATATCTAAAGGCTTGCGCGCACAGGAGATCGCAGACCGGCTTTATATATCTGTCAAAACCGTGCAACGACATAGGGAGAATATTAAGGCTAAGCTCCAGCTAAGATCGCTAGCGCAGGTGGCAGCATATTACCTGGAGCATATAAAAACAAAATAGCTTATGTCTGAGAAATGCGTTATTTGCAAAGAAGGCAGAACTTGCATTAATGGCCGGTTCTGTCTCAAGTTAAAGAGATACGTCGAGTATATTAATGATAGAACAATATGTGAATATGAGTAATAGAAAATGGAACAAAAACGAAATTGCATACCTGGTGGAAAATTACGGAAGAATGAGCCTTGAGGATATGGCCCGACAACTCAATCGTTCCGTAATGGCCGTTCGATTATATGCGCTTCGCCATAGGTTGGACGACAAGCATCAGGTTGTTAAGGAGAATCGCCTGAAGAAGTTGCTTGAGTATCGCTTCCGTCATCTTGAGGACTTTCATCCAAGCAAGTTCTTTTTTAAGGAGACTGGTATTAACCAGGTAAGATACTGGGATATTTTCTTCGGCCGTAAGGCTATAAAACCAGAAGAGTATAAAGCTGTGGCAGCATACTTCAATATTACGATATCTGAAGCATTCGATTCTCTACAGCTCAATCTGTTCGACTAAACAAAATAAGAAATATGAAAATCAACTCAGACTTCATTAGCGATGTCAAGAGTAAACTTGATATTGTTGATGTGATAGGCGCCTATATTAATCTTCAGAAGGCGGGCATTAATTACAAGGGTATCTGCCCGTTCCACAATGACAGCCATCCTTCGATGATGGTTAATAAGGCTAGACAGACGTACCATTGTTTCGTGTGTGGTGAGCATGGAGACGTTCTGGACTTTCTGCAGAAATACAACCAGATAACTTTTAACGAGGCATTGCGAATAGCTTGCAAGCTCGCTGATGTTGAGTTTCCGGAACAAGAATCTACTCCGGAAGAAAACGCTGCGTATAAATTGCTTGAATCTCGCCGTATAGCCATTGCTGCTGCCGCAAAGTTCTACCAGGGCAATATCTCGCAAGCGGAGAGCTTCCTTAAAAAACGCGGTTACGATTATACAGATAAGGTGCTTGCAGAATATGGAGTTGGCTATGCTCCGAATGGTAATGTAGCGATGAAGTATCTCGTAGAGAATGGGTACAGTCTGCAGATATTGGAAGATGTTGGAGTCGTAGGCAAGTCTCAAGACGGGAGAAACTATGACTTCTTCAGAGACCGCGTGATGTTCCCGTTTTACGACGTGTCTGGAAGAGTTGTTGCGTTTTCCGGAAGAATTGTCACTCCGAATGATAAAGCTGGTAAGTATGTTAATACCGGGGAAACACCCATTTTCAGAAAAGGTCGACATATTTTTGGATTGTTTCAAGCAAAAAGGGCGATAGCGAAAGAGGGTTTTGCTTATCTCGTAGAGGGGCAGTTCGATGTTATTACTCTACATAAATATGGAGTCGAGAACGTCATCGGTGGATCGGGAACGGCATTTACCGATGACCAGGTAAAACTCATTATGCGCTTTACTCAGTCTGTTGTAATGATCTACGATGCGGACAGCGCAGGAATTAAGGCTGCCGTTAAGAATAGTGAACTGTTATTGACGGCAGGAGCGAGTGTCAGGTGCGTTCGCTTGCCGAAGGGATATGATCCGGATAGCTATGGCCAGCTCTGCAAGGATGGTGTAAAACAGAAATTAATCGATGCAACCGAAACATTTCCTAAAGCGATGAAAAGAATGCTGGTTCCTCGCGGATGCAAGGACGAGGCTACAATCGCTTCAGCCATGAATACTATCGCTAACCTAGTAGCATGCGTGCAGGACGCCGGACTGCGTCTTGAGTATATGAAGAGTATGACTAAGGATTTCGATACGAAGATGACTATTCTGGAAGATAAAGTTCGGGATATCCGACGTAATGCCGAGGGTCTCAAGAAAGAGGATATGCAACAGGGTATTTTTGGACTTGATGAGCTGAAGGATAATCTGAGAAATAACGAGCCTGCTATCGTAACATCTTCCATCGATACGTTCATGGAGTCTTACGGAGATAATCCGATTGTGTACGTAGCAGGCGTTCCGTCGGCTACCGATATCCAGAACCTCCGCCGAATCTGCTGCTATCTAGCCACAACTGAAGAAGGCTGCAGTATAGATACGACAACGGGCGATGATAGCAGCTACCTCTCCGCCCTGGTCGAAATGTTCAAGGCGGGAATCTCGCAGATAAGAGTCATGCACGAGGATAAAGTAGAATCCTTCATAGACTTCTATATACGTATACATGGAGATTTACTGTCTGGTTTCCTGGGCGACAAGGTTCCGATCATTACCAGGTGTATAGAACTGACTAGTTATGCAGAGGAAACCGTGATAACTGTCAACAAGAATCATTACTGCAGTAAATTAGGGCTATCCAAGGGCCAGTTCGATGAGATCCGTAAGCCATTCGTCAGCAAGCGCAAAAATGTCATGAAAGCGAATGCACTGAAGGATGACCTGTATGATGACGATTTCGATGGCGATGAGGTTCCGAGCTACGCAAGAGAAGGCGAGTACGCCCAGATGTTTCGCGAGTGCAAGTATTATCCTCGCCTGAATAAGCAGGGCATACCGGTATGCTACATGTTTCAGAACAAGAATGGACGAGGCTTCTCGCAGGTAGCCGATTTCTACATGGTTCCTCTTCTTCATATCTTTAATGAAGATTTCGAGCAGAACAAGCGAGTACTGAAGGTGAACCGACGTTATTTCGATAAGCCCTTGTATATTGAGGTTCTGTCGAGTTCCCTGAAGAAGATGAGTACTATCGAGGATGTTCTTATCAACTACGAAGGCGTGAACTTCACAGACGGAGAAGAGTGGCAGTGGAGGAGAATAAAGGAGTACATGAGTCGTCACTTCGTTCAATGCCGTGAGATACAGACTTATGGCAATCAACAGTCTGAAGGAATGAGTCGAAAGACTGATGAGCAGTTCTTCGCCTTCGCTAACGGTATAGCGCATGAAGACGAAAACGGTAAATATGTGTTTGAGAAGGTTAATGAGCTGGGTGTGGTGACTCATAATCATATGAATTACTATCTCCCTGCATTTTCTACCATATATGCCGGATCCGGGAGACAATCTGATAAATACGAATTGATATCTCAGCTCGTGTATGAAGATATACCTGTTAACAAGCAGGTAACATTCGAACAATGGGCATCGTTAATGAACAAGGTGTACAAAATCAATGATAACGGTAAATGGGCAATCGTTTTCGCTCTGATGTGCGCATTCAGAAGTAATATCCATTGCCTAGACAGACTCTTTACGGCTCCGTTCTTCATGGGCCCGATGTCTTCTGGTAAGACTCAGATTGCGATATCTATCCGATCTCTGTTTATAAGTCCAACTATTCCGATATTCAACCTCAATACAGGCACTGATGCGGCCATGAGCACCATCATGGGTACATTCAGGGATGTTCCGGTTGTTCTCGATGAGTATAATAACAAGGATATCTCGGATACCAAGTTTCAGGCGTTGAAAGGTATTGTATATGATGGAGATGGTAAGCAGAAGCGTCGCGGAACATCTGGAAGAGATATCGAGAATGATAAGGTGTTTGCGCCTGTAATCATTTGCGGACAAGAGACTCCTCAACGAGATGACAACGCCCTGATGAGCCGTGTCATCATCTGTGAGGTTCCGAAGCCTAAGAATAGAACACCAGAAGAAACGAAGCTGTTTGAGGAGTTGAAGAATATAGAAAAGAATATAGGTCTATCCAACGTATTGCTGAAGGTATTGTCGCTTCGCCCTGCCGTTATGGATCACTTCAGAGCACTCAAGCAGGAAGCCTACAGCGAACTGAAGAGTGACGTAATCAATTCCGGTGAGATGGACCGACTGATGAAGACAGCGTCCTTATTCCTAGGAATGGTTAAACTGGTGGAGCAATATTCGGATCTGAAGCTTCCGTTTACATATGAGGAGTTCTTTGCTCTGGTACAGGAGAAGATTAAGTTCCAGCTTTCTCTGATCCGAAGCACAGACAAGCTCGCTATGTTCTTCAATGCCGTCAACAACATGATCGATACCAAACAGGTGCTCGTTGGCCGAGAAATGCTCATCGAGCAGCCTAAGAGCGTTACGGGTAAAGATTCGCACGGAGACAAGAAAACGTTCGCTTTCGAGCCTGGTACGCATGTTCTGTTCCTCCGTCTCAGTAGTGTTTACTCCATCTATGACAGAAGTGGATACAACAGCGAGAATACGACATTATCTACCCTTGAGCAGAATCTTCGCTCACATCCATCATATGTTGGAACTGTACCATCTAGACGCTTCGCCTGGGAGGAGACCGTTGAGGTAGCCAAGCCGGATGACCAGGAAACGATGGTAAGAGTGCGTAAGGAGCGCTCTACATCTACAAGTGCAATTATCATCGACTACGATAAGTTCATGGAGATGTATAATATCGACTTCAGACGAGGAGAAATCCCCGCCGAGAGCGTCACTCAGAGTACTCCAGGAGTGAATGGGGAGGCTAATACTGATATCAATACCCAGCAGTACAAGCCTGGCAGCATACCATTTGACGAGACTGACGCAGGTAAGAATGGAGATAAACCGTTCTGATAGGAGCCAGAAAACTACCTTATATAAGGTGTAGACTACCCCAATTTAACGATACAAAGATACAAAAAATATTCGAGATAACCAAAAGTTTTCCGCATAAATTTGAGTTGAATTTTGCATATTTTTACCCACGTAAACCCGGGAGGGCGAGCGTGGGTATTTCTTTACATTTTTGTGTGTTCCAGATGCGAAAAATCCCCCGTACCCCCTAAAATTTCAAAAATAACCGAGAAAACGAAGTTTTGAAAATCATTTTCAGAAAAATGCCTTCCTACAATCCTACAATCCTACAAATGCATTTCTTTTCAAACTATTATTATTATCTATTTATCTTATTATCAGAATGTTATGTGTGTTTGTGTGGTTTTGTGGTTTTGTAGGAAATGCTGTAGGATTGTAGGACGTTGTAGGAAATAGGAAATTTTCGCATTTTGGCGCTTTCGGAGATCTCATCCTACAGAATACCCCATTTTGTAGGATTGTAGGACGTGTAGGAAACGAAAAAATGAGTGTGTAGGACTAAAATATGTTTGATATAATTTGCGTAACTCGCTGAAATTTAGTATCTTTGCATTCGTAAGCCTGCAATTTGTAGGATTGTAGGACGATAGGAAGCTAAAATAAGCAAAAACGATATGGAAAGAAAAAAACGTCTCTCGAAACGAACAGCGTCTGTTAGAATTGAGCCCTATTTGGCAGAGTATATTCAAAAAAAGCTAGAAATTGAGCCAGAAACAGGCGGAGTAAAAATACCATACACCACAGATCTCTATCATGTGGTGTGGAATTGTATGGCCAAGCCAGACTCTCATCATGACGTCATGCAAGACTGTAATCTCAAGATATATCTGCCTTCACGGCGCTCAAAGATGGATGGACATCCTGGTAAGGATCCGGCTTACTTCAATTATCTTTCCAGTAATGCGGCGAAAAAAATAGAAGAGCATATTCGACTTCTCTTCAATTTTGAGTTTCACCGGCTCATGATTGAGAATGAAGAGCTGGGCAGGCCGTTACGGAACCAGGATGTGGTAGACAATTTCATCAGGAGATACTCTCTGAGGTCTATATCGCCCGATGCGCTCCTGAAGAACTTTTATCGCTATCGCCAGCGGCTTTTTCCGAAAACACCCAGAAAATACCAAAAAAAACGGGGTATTTAATTATTTTTAATACATACTGAGTGCAAATTTCTGTCACTCAAAAATTAGCAATAATCACTCTAAAATTTAACATTATGAAAGAGTTTTCCTGTCTTTTAATGATTTCCTCTCTCGGAGGCAAAGAAAGAAACATCATCCTCAGCACCGATCCGTTCACATTCGAACCTTCGATAACAGAGGAAAATGGAGGTGTGTACTGGGATTGTAGCAAGACATTTATTGTCGATGTAGCAGCGGACGAGAGCATTTTTAACGAGCTAAAGGTTCCTCGCAGCGCTATCGTCACGCTCGCAAGTGTTGGACTTCCTGATGCACGTACGTATGATATAGGTACAGAAACAATACCGGCAAAGGTCCAGCTCGTAAGACATCTGAATAAGGCAAAGCTTATCGTTAAGTGTAAAATGCTTGCGAACCCATTGTTTTAAGGTCTTTTATATACCTATTATATATATGTACCTTTGTGGAAAACTTAATTAAAATGGACGAAATACAGACCCTTCTGCTATCCACTATACCTCTATGGATTACTGAGGATGCCTACCGTCAGCTGATGGTAGCTGCCTTCCCATTGAATGGTACGGTGGTAAGCTTCGAACAGAAAAAAGCCGAACAGGCGATGAGTATTCCTGAGATTCGGGAATATCTCAAGACCCATACATATTATCAATACGAGACGCATGAAGCGCTGCAGGCGATATCCAGTAAGGCATCACAGAGAGAAGAGACGAAGGATGTTCAACTCACGGATGAATATGATTCGCCATCTCTGGATGATGGTACAATCGCATACCATCGTGTGTTCGGAGTCGTGACTGCAAACAGTTATTGGTACTTCTCATCCAAACAGCTGGAGCAGGATATTATTGCCGCTGAGAATAACCCTCAGATATCCGCTCATCTCCTTCATATCAATTCTCCTGGAGGAGAGGCATGGTACATGGATCGATTGAGCGAGACTCTGCGAAGCGCCAAGAAACCTATCATTGCCATCTACGAAGAATACTGCGCATCTGCAGCCTATTATATCGGCTGTCATGGCCAGAAACTTTATGCCACAACGAATCATGACTTCGTTGGATGCATCGGTACTATGTGTTCCTTCTGGAACTTTGAACCATACTTCGAGAAGTTAGGGATGAAGAAAATTACAGCGAAGGCTACCAATTCTAGCCGGAAAAATAAGATTTTCGAGGACCTGAAGGACGGTAAGTCTGAAGACTATATCAAGAATGTTCTTGATCCGATGAATGAACAGTTCCTGGCAGAAGTGAAATCTCAGCGTTCCAAACTGGCAGAACTGGATGATGATGCTCCGGTGCTTCAGGGCGAGAGCCTGTATACCGCTCCAGCAGAAGAAGTCGGTCTCATCGATGGTAAGCGCACCTTACTGGAGGCGATTGCTGAGGTGGCGCAACTGGGTGATGCCTATATGGGTGCGCAAAGCCTTTACGGATTTAGCTAATATATTATTTTTGTTTGATCTAAGTTGTTTTAATATTTAAATGATTGATTTATGAATTTCAAAGCAAAGTTAAACAAAGTTCTCGAGAGTCTTGGTTTTACTAAGAAGTTCGAGAATAAGAGCCTTACCGCAGATGAGTACAAGGCTCTTTGCGAGGCGTATCAGAAAGAGTACCAGAGTACTCTCATGGATGACCTCGCTGCGGAGAATAGTGCAGCCGAGCAGGCTGAGCATCAGAAGCAGATCAATGAGCTCTATGCCATCGTATCTAAAGCTAACAAGTCAAAGGATGATGATCCTGACGACAATAAAGGTGGCGAAGGCGATGACGACGATGATGATGCAGGAAAGAAGAACGAGAACAGTCAAAACGTATCGTTCGAGAAACTCTCTACAGCTGTCAACACTCTCACCGAGAACATGAAGAAGATGGCTAATAGTACAGCAGATGACAAACCTGCTGCTCATGTTACTGCTCCTTCTATTCCTATTAATGGTTTTGAGACAAATGCTAACTACCTTTTCGGTATCGAGCATTCTATGTTCGATATGAAAAAGCGCTGGAACCGCATTGTCGCTAATCCTGAGATAGCCTTAGCATCTACGCCAAACGAGGAGACAGACGGCAAGGCATTCCGTTCTGAAGCGATGGCATTCGCGAGATCACTCCAGGAACGCTACAAGTATCACCAGGTACGCAACGAGCTCGGTAACGTCAAAGCTCTCGCTTCTGGTCAGTTTGCCACAAATTACTCAGGCGTGAATAATGCAGGACTGGGTGACCAGTTCGTCATCCTTCGCCAGGATGCGCTTATTGCCCGAATCCTTGAGCTTCGTAATCTTACAGAGTTCTTCCCTGTTCGTTATGGTGTTCAGGATCGCGATATTCTCTTCAACGCATTCTTCGACGAGGTATCTCAAGGCTACCAGGAAGGTGAGATCTACAAGGGTGGCATGCAGCTCGAAAACGAGATGGGCTATGTTGATGACGCAATGATTAAGGTTAAGTTCGGCCCGATGAAGGAACTTGAGCGCAAGTATATCGCTTACCTCAACAAGGAAGGCTCTGATCCTATCAAGTGGTCTATGGTTGAATTCTGCCTTCTCAACCTTTTGAAGAAGGCTCAGGACGAGCAGAACCAGCGTCGTATGCGTGGTATTTATGTAAAGCCTGAGACTGGCCAGGCATCAAGCTACCTCAATGCAGGTACAGGTATCTGGTACACCTTGCTCCGGTACATCCACGATTATAGCATTAAGCCATTTGCCAATAAGAGCTACAATACCTATACTTCAGCTAATATGCTGGATGCGGTTAAGGAGTTCATTACCGACGTTAAGACTCACCTCTCTGAGGGCATGACCATCGATAACCATGTTCTCTATCTCAACGAGAACCATATTGACTGGTGGCTTGCTAACTGCCGCGAGACTTATGGCAAGGATCAGGACTTTACCGGTCCTAACGGCTATAAGAACCGCGTTCCAGACTCTACTATTCAGATCAAGTGGCTCCCGTACGAGGGCAAGTCTTGCTGGATGTTTATGGACGTTCCTGGCAATATTCAGTTCGTAGAGAACCTTCCTGGCGAGATGTTCGCCGTGAAGATGGAGGAGCAGATGGAGATGGTTCGTGCCTGGAGTACCTGGAAAGAAGGTTGTGGCGCAGCCTTTACCGGTCGCAAGTTCGACAATAAGGCTGCCATGGATGCCAACGATTACGAATTCCAGCAGATCTTTACCAACCTCCCTGCAACTGTCATCGGCGCAGAAATTAACGGTGCAAACGGCTTCTGGCAGATTACAGATGCTACTACTACAGCAACCGCTATCGAGGATATCACGAATGCGAAGGCTGGCGTAGCTTACTGCATCGAGATAGGTGAGGATGATACTAAACATCAGCTTACCATCGCCAAGAGCGGCAAGTTTGCAAACATTACCGCAGAATGGACTCCTAGCCAGGCTGGCGACTACATCATGGTTATTCTCGGTAAGGACGAGAAGTTCCGTGAGCTCGAACGTCGCGTAGGTGGCAAGCGAACCATTAACAAGGCTGTTCAGCCTAATGTTCCTGGTGGCCGTTAGTCCTTATTATATATATATTGTTAACTCGTAGGTGAGGTACAGCGTACCTCGCCTACATTTTCAGAAAAAATTATGAAGAAAAACAATATTCCAGTACGTTCTCGTACTTATAACCCTAACAAGGGTTATCATTATGCCCAGCATAAGGGCCGTCTTCTCTTCATGACGCTCATTATGCTGCTCGGCATCGTTTCGCTTCTGCAGATGTTAGCTGACCCTACATCTACCTTCGGTATAGGTGGCACAGGAGTCTCTATGGCTTCGTTCGTTGCGCTGACATCTATTGATGATGTGACAGACAGAGATACGCATGGTTCTGCAATCGCTTACCAGGTAGTATTGGTTCCTACGACTTTAATTGACCTGTCGAAGGCCTTCCCTCAGCCGGATAAAGACCGCATGGTCAAGGCAATGCCGTTTAAGACGGCTGCCGCCGACACCCTGAAGGCATATCTCTTCGATGCGCACGATATTCCTACATTTACGGCTACGACAGAGAAGGGAGATATCACGACATCTGGCGAGAATAACCTGGTAATCATCATGGGTGGTACTCGCGTGGATCTCTATAACTTCATTGAGCAGTATGCTGGTGGTAAGTTTATTATTCTTTATAAGCATGTAAAGGAAACACAATGGTATATCGTCGGCGAACCTGAGCGCCCTATGATTCTCAACAATACAGAGACTAAGGATGATAAGGATGGCCGATACACCACCTTTACTTTCAAACGTACATCTGTAGACCTTCCTTGCCTGTATGCTGAGGATCCTCTTGGTGTGACAGCTGTCGAGGCTGCTGCTCATTCAGATACATCTGCTGGTGCAAAACCGGTTGCTTCAGGTTCTTCAACCGGTAAGTAAGACTGCAGCTTCTTAATGTTTTCATTTTATTTAATTATTGATTAATTTTAAAGGTGTGTCGCCACAAGAGGTGGCGCACCTTTTATAATATATATTAAGGTATGATTAGTAGAAGAGAAAAATTACAATTATTCAACAAGCTTCGAGGTACTGTTCACGCTGAAGCCGACCTTGCTCTCCTGGAGGATGCGAACCCTCGCCATCCTAAACTTACTCGTTTTGCCCGTGACCCGAAACGGTATGCAGACGAAATACTCTACGCTCTTCTGGATGAGTGCGACGAGGGAGATATCGTAGATCATCGAATCTATTTCGAGAAGTTGAATGACGACAACCCAGCCAATGATGAGCAGGGACCGGAAGGCGGTTCAAGTGATACTTCATCTGAAGGAAAACAGATACCTGTAGATGGTTCAAGTAACACTTCAACCGAAGGAGAGCAGGGACCGGAAGGCGGTACAAGTGATACTTCAGCTGAAGGAGAGCAGATACCTGATGATGGTTCAAGCAATACTTCAACCGAAAAAGAACAGGGGCCGGAAGGCGGTTCAAGTAATACTTCAGCTGGAGAAGAACAGGGGCCAGCAGATGGTTCAAGCGATACTTCAACTGAAGAAGAGACTTCTGAAGGCGAAAAACAACAGGAATCAGAACAGCCTGATACTGCCGACCCTGGCGAGGACTCAAAAAAAAAGTAGTTCAAAAGGAAGAGGAATATCCTAACATAGATTGGGATAACCTCTATAATGAGGACGTGCAGATGGCAACCGTCATTTATAACGACCGCATCAACACCTGGCGCAAAATGAAGAAACTCGACGAACTCCTGGACAAGAAACCAAAGGCGAACGATGTGGCTGCGATGGCAGAACTCCGCATCCGCAACCTTCAGGCATTCGATGAACTGAAGGCGTACAACGATACCGGCAAGTTTCTATACAAGCATCCATTACTGAAGGGCAAGTCGGAATTCGATGAACTCGTGAAGCTCTTCAAGAAGGACCCTGCCGAGTTTCTTCACAAGCACAAGAACGTGCTCGATAATATCAAGCGCTATAAGAGCTACATTAAAAGAGATGATCGCAAGGATAAACGTGCCAGCGACCGAGAAAACCTCCAACGTCATCAGGAACGTGAACGTATGTTCAAGATGGTAATGGAGCAGTATAGTGACAAATCAGATAAATCAGATAGATAAGATGGATAAGACGGAATTACGGAAGATTGCAGAAACCTGCGTCTCGATGGTGAAGAACGGAGGTGTACTAGAGCAGGCTCAACTCGAGGCAGACGAGAAGATAGCCGAGTTGGCAGCAAACGGCGACCTCGATGCCATCAAACTACTGAATGAGCGGATGCAGGATCGCGAAGAACTGAAACTTAGAAAGAAGTTGTTTGGCGTATGAAAAGCGAGATAGAAAAACTGGAGAGCGTTCATCCGGACCTCATTACCACCTTCCTGACTACAGGTGAGGGCAAAGGCATTCCAGAGGATGTGCAGACCTTTCTTAAGCAACTTCAATGGGCCGCCGAAATCTACGAGTATGAACGTAATATTACCCGTGGCGCCCGTCAGCTCAAGCAGCGCATTGCCGCGCAGCAGAATATCACCCTCGATGTTCGTACCTGCATGACACGCATCAATCAGGCGATATCTTACTTCAATGTAGATTGCAATGTGGCCATAAAAGTCTGGGAAAATGATTTTGCCAACAAGTACGAGGACCTTGCCAAGCTCTGTTCTGCCAAGCGCGACTATAAAATGCAAAAAGCCTGTATGGATCAAGCCCTGGAATGCCGCAGACGCGCGTCTGAGCAGGCAGAGGCAGATAGGGATCTCGGAGTTGTGTTCCTCATTACTCCAGAGGTTACCCCAGAAGAGCTAGGTTTTCAGAAAAAGAACCTTAAGGAAATTGCAGGCAAGTACAACCGCGGTTTTTACATATCTCTCATCGATGGTTTGCCTATCGAGAGTTCAGAAAAGAAACGATTGCTTCGTGATGCTGATATTCAGGAAGCGGAAATAGTGGAGGATTTGAGCGATGAGCCAACTGATTTTGAATGATAATAATATCGGTGAATTCGAGCATTACTACATGAACAACATGCAGCTGCTTGCCAACATCATCGACCCCAATATGCTTTTTGCCGAGGTTGCCCGTGCCGGAGGTAAGACCGAAGGTGTGACGGGTCCTCGCCTGATACGCGTTGCCAACGATATGCCAGGGGAGCTATCTTTTCTGGTTCATAAAACCTACGTGGCGCTGATGACCAACGTCTGGCCTAACATCCAGGCATACTTCTCTCGTCAGGTAGTAGTGAACGGGCAGCAGAGATCCATGCTGGAATATGGTATTGATTATGTAGTAGGCGAGAGTACGCTGCCTTCCCACTTCCGGAAGCCCCGATACCCGATAGCGTATGCCAAGCATAGCGTAATCTTTCGCAATGGCGCCCACCTCCAGCTGGTATCAAGCGACCAGCCGGAATCCGTGGCAGGTAGAAATGCCGTGCACGCCTTTGTGGAGGAGATGAAGCACAACAGCGGAGAGAAACTCAAGACTCGCCTGTTCCCGTCTTTACGTGGAGGTCCAGCCAATGTGCGCTGTTCTGCTTACTATGAAGGTGTTACGGGTGTGAGTGATACGGCTCGTGTCGACCTCGGTGAAGATGACTGGTTTGAGGATTATGAAAAGAAGGTGAACCCGAAACTTATCGAGGAGATTGCAACCGTTGCCCTGGAAGTCAACAGAAGTCTCTACAGCCTGTTCGTGCTCAAGCAGCAGGAGCGAGACTCAAAAGACCCTGTTCTCCTGGAGAAGATGCGCCTTGAGTCTGTTAAGCTCAATGCCTTCGTGGCGAGATGGAAACCTCGTCTGGCAGATATGAGGCGTAATGCCATCTACTATATCCGTGCATCCTCTTTCTGCAATAAGGATATCCTGGGACCGAAGTTCTTCAAGACTCAGTTGGACACTCTTGATACGGACGAGTTCCTCACGGCTATCTGCGCCATCCGCCACAAGGAGGTAACCAATAAGTTCTTCATCAACTACGACCACGTTAAGCATCAGTTCAAGGATAGCTATAAGTATGAGTCCATTCTTCGCCTGAACCTGAAGGATAGGTTTATCCTTACGGCAGAGTATCTTCTACATTACGACCCTCATGAACCGCTCTACATGGGATATGACCCTGGCAACTTCCAGTCGCTTATCGTTGCTCAGAAGAAAGACTACGGTAGGCGTCTCGACATCATCAAGGAGTTCTTTGCCTTCCTGCCCAAGGATTACAACGACCTCGTGGCAGAGGTGTACCAGTTCTTCGGATCTGCAGCCGTCAACAAGACGATTTATCTCTATCCAGACCGTGCCGGCAACAAGCGCAGGGAGGAACGGGAACAGATAACTACCGACTCACTCAACCTGAAGGCTGCCCTGGAGTCGTACGGCTTCATGGTGATACTTTATAACGAAGATGCGCCAACGATATACCATTGGCAGCAGTTCAAGCTCTGCCAGATGCTCTTTGGCGAACGCAGTCCGCTCCTTCCTGTCATCCGTATCGACGAGAACGAGTGCAAGAACCTCTGTTCCGCAATCATGATATCCCCTTTGAAAAAAACGGATGGTAAAATAGAGCTAGACAAGAGCTCAGAGAAGAAACAGCAACTGAAGAATCAGGCAGGACTCACAACGCAGCTTCCTTCTGCGATGATTTACCTACTTTACGGCCTTTATTCTGATGCTGTGAAGGCGGAATTAAGTACATATCCTACCGATTTACCGGACAATTTCGAAATATAGACGCAGAATAATGCTGCATTTCTGCAGTAATAATTTTCGCGGGTATATCAATAATTCACGGAAAATGAAAGGGTATAAATGCTAAAATGCTGATAATCAGCCCAAGCGGACCGGCTGGGAGAAAAACTCCCAAAAACACCTCGCCCAAACGTGCACGCACCGCTGGGAAGGGAAAGAGAGGTGCAGGCCTTACGATTCTCGGAAATATGACGGGGAACGGGTGCAGCCGGTCTTTTGCAGGGCAATAATTTTTCGCTATCTTCGCATCATTATGAGCAAGACAAGTAAGAACATCATCATGGATGGCATCACGGCACTCCAGTGGGCCAGGGAGATCAGTAAGCTGCCCGATGGGGAGTTTACCCTGGTTTTCTTTCCTTATTCCAGGGCGAGAGGTGAGGCGAGCGCAAAGCTTCAGGTACGCCGGCATTGCAAGTATCGAACCCAGTTGCCGAAGGAACGTTTCGCCATCGATGGAGAGAACTACCTTCTCTTTACAGACGAAGATGGAGATCCGAAGATGTGCTATCGCATCCTCATCAGGTACATGGGTTTCCCTCAAGACGGATTTAAACTTCACAAAATAAATTGGTTATAATTGGTTATGAAAGAATACGAAATTGACATGTATGGCAACGCCGGCATCTACCTTGCCGATGGCAATACCTTCACCTTTCAGCTAGGTGAAGGCGACTCCATCTTTGGTGCAGACCAGCTCTTCCAGTCACCACTCCTGGAGTCTCCATTCGGTGGCACGTTCTGGATGCAGCAGCATCACTATCTGGGCATACAGGGATATCAGGTGTTGATGCGTGGCTACAACAACCAGCAATGCGACGAAGTGACCAAGGAGATCAAGGAGAACCGACTGCTCCCTCGTCTCTATTCCAAGGAGATCAAGATGCTCTATGGCCATGGACTCGCCGTATATAAGCAGGCTATCGAGGATGGCAAGCTGGTACGCAAGTACGAAGAGCAGCCCGAAGTGATGGAATGGCTCGACTCCTGGAGCTCACGCGGCATCCCTTCAGTCGAGGAGTTCTGCAAGACATGCATCAAAAACTTCTATTACTTTGGAGACTTCTTCGTGAAGTGGCGCTTCACCCGAGGCAAGGTGATAGGTATGGGCAAGCCGGTGGCTGCGCTTGAGGCGATGGAGAACCGTTACTGCAGATTGGCAACTACCCGCCAGGATGTTGCTTCAGAATTGATTTCATACGGCGACTTCAAACAGGTTGTAGTAGGGCGATTCTCCTATGGCTTATCGAGTTACTCGGTTTATCCAAAGTTCAGCTTTAACGAAGTTGACAACTATAAATATGCTGCGATCTCTCATCACAGAGAGAAATCAGTAGACGAATTCTATGGAGCCAACGAGACGCATCAGGGAGCTCGTCCGTACATTCAAGGTAGTAACAAGACAGCCAGATACATTAACAGTTTTCTGAAAAACTCGCTGGCTGCGAAGGTGCATGTCATTATCCCTAATGCCTGGATCCAGAGCAAGCGCACCCAGATGACCAAGCTCTGCGAGGAAAATAAGCGACGCAAGGCGAAGGGCATGGAGTTACTGAAGTATAACGGTATCGATATCGGTACAGACTTCAAGGAGTCGTGCATGGTCCGGTATGTTCGTGACGAGGTACGCAAGTTCAGCTCCTATCTGTCAGGTGCAGACAACCAGGGCAAAGGTTTCTCTTCCATCTCCTTCATGGATGCCCAGGGACACGAGCAGTCGTGGAAGGTGGAGACTATCGACCTCAAGTATAAGGAATATATCGAGGCGCTCATCTCCTACGACAAGCGTACCGAGCAAGCCCTGCTGTCTTCGGTAGGTCTCGATGCAGCCATATCTGCAGTAGATAAGGATGGCGTCATCTCGAAGAGTGGAAGTGATACCTATTATAATTATCTCATCTACATCATGTCGCTCACCTCAGAGGATGAAGTCTGCGCAGAACCGCTCAACTGGGCGTTGCGCATGAACTTCCCGGAACTCTACAAGCAGGGCTGCAGGCTAGGGTTCTACCGTGAGGTTCCGCAGAGACAGGAAGATATAACACCAGAGCAACGACTTAACCAGCAACAGGCATGAACAAGAAATTTCAACTCAATCAACTCTTCGCCAGTTATGCGCAGTTCTGCAACTGCGCACCTGGTGCAGATACAAGCGCCGACTTCGACAGCCTTCAGGGTTCTGCCGTAGCCGCACGCAAGCGTATTGTTGCCATCATCGGCAACAATACGTTCTCTGATATTGTGAGCATCGAAGAAGAAGAGAGTGGCATCAAAGATTTTCTTCGCGCTGCCATGGCGAACCTTACGCTAGCTACTCAGATTATCTTCGATGCCGTGAACCGCAGGAAGAACGATATTAATCTCTACAAGTACGAGATGGAAGGCATGAAGCGCTCCTACATGGAGAACTACTTCAACGCGATGGATTCGTTGATTTCCGAACTTACTGAAGAGATAAGTGCCGATGATCCTTCTGATATCCGTCTTGCCATGGAAGACTGGCGCAAGACCAATTACTACAAGATGCTCAGTAAGCTGAAGGTAGATACTGCCGATGAATTCGATGAAATTTATCCTATCGACCTCTCGTATCTCTTCTTCTTCCGCTGTGTTCCTCTCCAGAAGGAAGTGCTCGACGAAAGCATAGGCGCCTACTTCGACCGACTTGAACAGGGAGGAGAAGACCAGACGTTTGCTGAGTTTGCCCAGAAGGCGCTGCCTATGCTCAAGCGTGCCCTGGTAAAGAAGACCGTGGCGAAGGCTCTCAGGCGTTTCGACATCCTAGAGTTCCCTGCCACTATCCGCAACCTCTTCGATGACAATACCGCCACCCGCTCAGGCAGCGACGAGGCAAGCCGTGCGCTGCAGCTCGCCACACAGCTAGACGGGGAGGTGGAAGATCTGCTGCATAATGTGGATATGCTCCTCGATGCTCAAGAGGGAAACGATTTTCTTTCCTTCTCTGCCGAGAACCGTCCGGACGACAATATGTATTTAATGCCATAAGCTTATGGGAAAGACGATAACAGTAAGAGCAAACGGAATAGAGCATGAAATCCCGAATTCATGGGAACTACTCACTTCTGACCAATATCTGAAGCTGGTGGAACTGCTTTCTCTCATGGAGAGTGGGCAGTTTTCCCCAGGCGCCGTGAAATGTCTGTTCCTCTGCTACATGAAGGGATGGAACCTGAACAAGATTAAGCGCGATGAGCGAACTCTGGAGAACTTCATGTCTATAGCCAGTCAGCTCTCGTTCATCTTCCAGGAGAAAGATGACAAGTTTGTGCTCGATCTCTGTTTCTGCCGGCAGCAGTTGCCGATTATCTTTATCGACAAGAAAGCCTATTATGGCTATGAGGTCAATACAGATTTCAAGTCGCTCACCTGTTCGCTCACGGCCCTTCAGTACATCGAGGCGCGCCAGCTGCTCGATATGGGCGAGGAAAGTCTTCCTCTGCTGGCTGCGATACTCTACTTCGACAAGGGAGTGTATTCATCGGAAGAGGCGCAGAAACTCGCTCTGAAGTTCAAGAAACTGCCTGTCAATACTCTCCGGGCGATAGCCCTGAACTTTACTGCAGTAAATAATTTTCTCTTTTCAAAAACAGAATTTTCCCTGCTTACCAAGTTCATACCGAAGGAGGGCAGCAGTATTACTACCGATGCAACCGATGCGCTCTACGATCTCTCCAAGGATGGATTGGGTAATGCCCGTCAGGTAGAACAGCTGAACGTGCTTACCTATCTCCGCATTCTAAGAAAGAAGACTATCGAGGGAGTAAAGAGCCTGAAGGCTACCGGTATGGAGTTGGCCAAGATAGCAGACGAGGTAGGGTTACCTCTGGAGATAGTTAAAAAGATTATATAACCAAGGCAGGGAGGCACTCTCTGCGACAATATTATAAAAGCCTATGTTATTGGATTTATTCGAATATTTCGCCAAGTTTCCTGCTACTGCAGGAGTTACGAAGGGTATCGCCAACAAGGGCGAGAGCAGTATGGAAGAATATGCTACCGTGCTCAAGGTAATCAAGGAGATGCCCGAGAAAGAACTGGTTCCAGAGATAGAAAACTACGTTTACGGCCAGTCGTTCGACGAACTGAAGCAACGCATCGATAAGCTTACCGGTTCCTTCCTGTTCGTAGATTACGGAGAGGTGGATATGCAGAGCGATGGGCGCCGGAGTTTTCAATGTACCCAGCGCATAGCCGTAACGGTAGCCATGAAACTGCCCAACAATTCTGATATGCTGGAGAGGGTCATAGCCAACGACCGCACCCTCCAGATGCTTTCGAAGGTTCATGCCCGTATCATGGCAGATGTGGAGACTGAAGGACTCTACTGGATGGACCGGGAGAGTATTACTACCTGCGAGATTATTCCGTTCGTATCTGCAGAACTCCAGAGCTACGGCTGGACCCTCATGCTCAATGCCACCGGTGCTGACGTCCTGGGCGTTCACGACCGGATGCGCCAGATGATGCGCTAGCGTCCTTTGCGGATCCGGAATATTTGCGTAATTTTGCAATGTCTAAAAAACATAAGGCCGAAATGTTATGAAACAATATAAACGAAATATACCGATGATAGCAATCACCTCGCTCCCTCTGACCGCTGTGTCGGAAGGGTTCCAGTATGTGTATCAGGACTGGGAGTTCGCCAAGTGGATAGCGATAGCCGTCTCTATCGATACCTTCCTGGGTGTGTGGAAACATCTTATCCACAAGGATGCGTCTAGCGAATCCTTCTTCTCCAGGTTCACGAAGAAGATTGTAATCTACATCTTCCTGATGATCCTGAGTAATTTTGCAAGTCATGCCACCGTAGAGGGCTCTACCGTTGGCGCGATGCAATGGATAGGAACCTATATCTGCGTGTTTATGATGGTGCGTGAGGTGTTCTCCATTATTGAGAACATACAGGCTATATATCCGATATTCCCGAGGAACTTCGTAAAGCACATGAAGGACTTCAACGACAAGGGAGACTACATCGGCGGCGGGCCTATCAACTTTTCAGAAAAAGATGCGCCCGATGATGCATAATTAGGTATACATTATTATAATATATATAAAGGTATGGCAAGTAAAACTCAATTAGCCTTCGCCCGCCAAGTGTATGCTGCGGCCGTGGAGGCAAAAACAGAAATAGATCCCGCCTTCGTTACTGCCCAGGCGATGCTTGAGACAGGATGGGGTGCAAGGGTTATCGGTAAGGCTAACCTCTTCGGTATTACCAAGGGCAGTAAATGGGACGGAGATATCGTCATGGTGAAGACTCACGAATACTTCAAGACGCCTAAACAGAAGTTCAAGGAGCCAGACCGTATCGTATCCGTGTGCAAGGTAGCAGGCAAAAATCTCTGGTATTATACCGTGATGCGTGCCTTTAAGGATTTCGACTCTGTAGGCGCCTGCCTGAAGGAACATGAACGTCTCTTTCAGAAGCCGGGCTATAAGGATGCCTGGCCATGCCGCAAGGATCCGTTCAAGTTTGCCCAGAAGATATGCGACGGGGTAGGGTGCAAGTATGCTACAGATCCTACGTATCTCACCACTATTACATCGATTATCAAGACCATCCAGCGGAGGTGTGTATAGATTTTAAGTATTTTTGTTGTTATTTGTTGTTAGTGTGAATAGGTTTATAGGTTTTATTAAGGTTATTTTTCTAGTGCTGATTCCGCTCGCCCTGGTTGTGGCATTCAAGGAGTGTCACGACCTCAGGGGCGAAGTGGAGCGCACGAAAGAGAATCAGGATATCCTCCTTCACAACGGCAGGGTAGAGATAGGACGGACGCAGTCAGGCAGGCCAAGAGCTTCCGTGTCAGCCATCACGTTGAAGACGTCTGACCTAAAGCGTAACCCCGACTCTCTCCTTGCCGTTAACAGGAAGGAACTCAAGATAAAGAACAGCCGGATTATGGCGGCAGCTACAACCTCTACCACCACCCAGGTAGACGTGAAGGCAGCTATCCGGCCGGTTCCTCACGATACATGCAGTCGAAGTCTTTCCGGTCTTTACCGACCGCCCGACGTCTCGCAGACGGTTTCCTGGAGCGATCCATGGATAACCCTGCGGGGCGCTATCGAGGGCGACAGCATGCAGGTGCATATCGAGAGTCGCGATACCCTTCAGATGATTGTGCATCGTGTGCCGAAGAAGTTCCTCTTCTTCCGCTATGGGACCAAGGGTGTGCGCATGGAGGTGGTGGGCCAGAACCCGCACTCCCGGCTCTCTTATCCCAGGATTATCATGTTTAAGAAATAGTTTAAGTGTTTATAGGTATGTATAGTTAGGCTGAATTTTATATTAGATGTATCTTTTTTATACTCATGATTATTAGTTACAGTTATGATCTTCTAACATTGCACAAGCGTGTGTTCTAATTCTCATATGGAAATCTATCGTTCTTGTTGTAGAGTACGGTTTTCCAAGTTTATAAAGTTATCAAAATTATCAGGAAGCCCCGGTGCGAGATGCATCGGGGCTTTTTTCTTGCTGTTTTCTGAAAATTTCCCGCTCATTTTCTACCTTTTCACATACAGAAACCTTAAACATAGTTAATACTACGATTTTTCGTATAAAATATTTGGCTACTACGAAAAATAGTAGTATCTTTGCATTGTCTTAAAATAAAACGATATGAAGAAGATTTTAGTAACAGAAAAAGAGGAAGAACTGATAGAAGCTATCAGAAATTTCCGGAAGTCATACCCTAGAGGTAATCCACAGTTATTATGGTACGCTCAGCAGCTGTTTGATGAGATGATTGAGCCACCCGAGTATTACACCAGGTATTAACAACGCTCTCCCTTCGGGGAGGGCATTAAAAAGCATAAGATTATGGAAGTAACAATGAAGCAGGCTAAGGACAGCACAGTAAAGCAGCGCATACAGGATATCCAGATGACGGTATCATGGCGCGAGATAGCACATACCTATTTCGGAAAATCGGCATCATGGCTTTATCATAAGCTCGATGGTATTGACGGAAATGGTGGTGTAGGTGGTTTCACCGAAGAAGAGAAGGTTATGCTCCGTGGAGCACTTTGCGATGTTTCCAATCGCTTGCGTGCGGCTGCGGACAGGATATAATGAGGCTGGGGCCATCGTTCCCCATAAGACAGAAGTCGCCATAGCCTTGTGGCGCATCAGCCCCGATGCATCTCGCATCGGGGCTTTTTCATTCCCATTTTCAAGTTTTTTGTGTTAAATACCCGCTTTCGTTTGTTCTGTTCAGAAAATAATAGTATATTTGCACCGTGAGAATTAGTAACAGAACGTGGACACTCAAAAATAAGAAAGATATGAGAATACTTAATAATTTACTGGAAGGGTTGATTAGCCTGGGAAGACTGGGCGGAGACAACAGCCTGTTCAACGATTATCTGAAGGGCGATAATGCTTCAGATCTGAGAAAGGACTGGGAGGCCATCGGTAATGATATGAGAAAGGTTATGAACTTAAAGCAGAAATCGGCTTATGTCAGATAAGAAAGAATGTAGCGGAGAGATGATTCCTGCCAATATCAACGATATCCTGGAGGAACTTCCGGAAGACAAGCGGAAGGTGATTGTTTCTACGATGCTTGCCATTGAGGAACGGTCGTACAGCGGACCTCTTCCTTCGCCCGAAGATTTCAAGGCATACGAGCAGACGCTGAAGGGTTCCACCGACCGCATCATGTCGATGACCGAGAAGCAGGTAGATCATCGCATCGATATGGAGAAGACCATTGTGAAGAAGAAGTTTTTCCAGAGCACGCTGGGGCAGGTTCTTGCCACCATACTCATCCTCTTCTTCGGGTTTATATCCTATAGCCTTGCCATGAATGGCCATGATACCGTGGCCGGCATTATAGGCGTAACCACCGTTATCGGTCTAGCTGTGGTATTCGTATTGAATAAGATTCCGCCAATTTATCAGAAAGGCGAACAATAACATATCAGCCCCGGTGCAGCAATGCATCGGGGCTTTTTTCATTCCTCCTCCTCCCCGAATCACCCCGATTTTATGCTCTACAGCATATTTAAGTGTTAATTATTCTCATCGTGATAAAATTTCCCGATTTTTATTTGGCGGTTCCGGATTTTCTTCTTACCTTTGCCAACGGTTATAAGACGATAGTAAACTATCCGGCAAGGCGTCCGTTATCGCCTATGGCTTCTGGCCGCAGGCTTTTTTTTATGCCTAATCGGGAAAAGTATTTTTCCTAACTGGGAAAATATATTTTCCTAACTGGAGAAATAATTCTCACAATAAATGGCGGCTGCATGAACCGTAAGATTTCATTTGTCCTTCCGGATGAGTCATCGTCTTATAACCAACGGGGAATGCAGCCGCCACCCTTTTGTTCAATCGGCTGTTAATGGTTATAAGACGATGCGATATGCAGAATTCTATTTTAATTAGTGATGCTCAGGTGCGCCCTGCAGGCATCAGCGTAGAGGAGGGCACGAAGGCCCTCAAGTGTGAAATCAGGAAGCTCGCCAAGACCAAGAGCGAGACCTTCTCCTACCTTTGCGGGGAGGCCGTTACGTATGGCGAAGTAGCTATGACCATGGCAGGTTTCTTCGCCTTCATGGCAGTAGCTGTATTAGGTGGCTTTCTTATGGGAGGGGAGGTGATGTAGTTATGGCTAAGATTGATGTAATAGGAGATGTTATGGAGCGTCTTGCCGAGTACAAGATGTTCTATCCCGACACTACGATTACCCGTGTAGGTTTCGAGGATTGCAATTCTATCTCTCATGAAGATGGTCTGAAGCTGAGCGAGCAGGTATGCCACATGACGCATAGCGGCCTGCTGCAGTTCAAGATATTCAAGAACAGGATGTATATCTTCAAGTCGAGAGCGTTCCTCAAGGTGGCAGACGGTTTCAAGAAGGGAGCCAGGGTAAGGTTCCATGATCCGCGCACGCCCGATGACCACCGTGAGAGCGTAATGCTGGCTACAGGTATGCGCTATGATGGCGGCATTCCTTTTATCTGGACCGAGGATAGCGATGCCGACTGTTTCATGGAGTGCAACACCTTCGCGGTATATTGGCGCCCGATAGAAGAAATGAGTGAAAAATAGCCAAACATCACTCATATGTTTGTCCTTTGAGGAAAAGCAAAGATTTCGTACCTTTGCAGCGTGAGAATTTTAACACAAATATTTATGGTACAACTTAATTAAAATTAATGATTATGGAGAATAATAATAATCAGGAGCAGAATACCGCTACACAGGCAGCGCAGAACTTAACATTAGGTAATAATCTCGGCACGCAGGTTAAGCCGCTCACAACAGAGGGTTTCCACACCCTTCTTGCAGCCAACACATTTGAACTCTCGAAGGCGAGAATAGCCTACGCCACCGAGATTGCCGACCTTCAGCAGGAGTATGATAACACCATGGACACCATACTGGAGAAGGAGCACCAGGCGAACTATGAACTCCGTGAAGCCCGCGAAAAGTTCGAGAAGGCCAAGGAGGAGTATGAACTGTTCCTCAGAGAGTTGAAGAAAGAGCGCAACGAGGCCGGGCGAACCCACAACGAGGGCAAGGCAGAAGCCAAGAACCGCTGGGCTGCCGTCAACGAGCAAATTCAGTCCATTCGCCACAACATCTTCGAGCGCTATAGAAATTCTGGGGGGCACTCTCGCAAGGTACCGAAGGACTCCTGCACCCAGCCTGGACCAAAGACAAGAAAGGAGAAATGAGCGATGAAGAACGATAGAAGCAGAAGAAGGCTCATCGCCAAGCTGACAGCCAAGGAGATTAAGTCTTGCCAGTTCTTTGCTACTTCAGGCAGAAGAATGAATGCCCATAAGGTGGAAATTAAATTTCAGGGAGACAACAATGTTGTTGTATCAGCCGTATTCTTTGATGATGCGCCACACAAGCAGACAATTATCCGATGGTATAATCATCGCTACTATACTCTTCAATATGGAGCTAAAGAGGTTAAGCCATACAACATGACTCTAGCCAAGTGGAAATCCTTGAATAACGGATAAGGGGCTCCAGGAGATAATAATTAGTGCTTGCAAATCAAGAGAGCAAGCCAATCAGTAACAATAATAATTAAACTAGTAAATTATGAACAATCAGAATACAGATGCAGCAAAGAAGGCTGCTGAATTGAACGAGGAGAGAATGCACCCTATCTTCGATGAGTGCGAGGTGAACGACTTTGGCGTAGTAAAGCGCCACCACATGCTCAGCATGAACGGCATGTACATCTCGGGCATTACCGATGAGCAGTTGAAGGAGATGCACGAGAAACTGGGCGAACTGCTGACAGGGGAGAAGCCTATGAAGTACTTCTATGCAGAAGTAATAATTCCTTCTAAGGATGGACGCTACGATGTCCGGCACGACATGGTTGCCAGTTCGACTGTTGAAGGTACATTCCCGTTGACGAAAACAATTCAAGATACCAGAGATCAGCATCTTGAAGACGAGTCGCTCGATTTAAATCGCATTCATGTTTCGTCTGTCTTCGAGATAAACAAGGCAGACTACAATATGTTCATCACAACCCGAGTGCTCGCTAACAAAAAAGAAAAGTAGTTTTCTAGTCTATCATGTAATAAAGTGACAAATAATTTAATTTAGTCAATTCTCTAACTAAGGATGGCTGCCCGTGAGGGTGGCCATTTTTTTCTGGAGCATAAATTTGGTTTTTCAGAAAAAGTGGTGTATCTTTGCACCCGAGAATTAGTAACACATTAAAATATATAGATTATGGGATTTTTCGATTTTATTTCGCTTGTGTCGTTCGTCATCGCGCTGGTGGTGGGTCCGTTTGTTGTGGGATCCTGCAATCCCGTGTTATGGGTGTTTTACCTCAGCCTTTGCACCATGCTCACTCCTCTGCTGGGTATTCCTATCTATAAGGCAATATTCAGATAAGAGTCCTTTGCCCTTTGTCTGTCTGTTACTATATTTGCATTACTAATTAGTAATGTATAAAGAATATGGTAACAGACAGTCTTGTTAAAAAGAAATTCGTTCACGAGACTCTTCAGGAAGGCATCCTGAAGATATACTCCACCCAGGAGAACGTGGTGCGCAATCATTACAAGCGCCGTACCGGCCGATTGCTCACCACGCTTTCCGCTCACTCGTTCGACAGTCAGATTTCGGGCGAGAACCGCACCATCTTCGTGCGGATCCTTCCTTATCTCCGTTTTCTGGATATGCAGTACCGCCAGCGCAACGACCGCATCAGCAAGTTCAAGCGCAGGAACCTCGCGCTCTATAACCGCGTGGTCTGGGGCGTATTGTATCACGAAACATTCCCTAAGCTTCGCTATGGCTTCAACGACGAAGTACGGAACAGCATACGCCAGGAACTGGAACAATCACTCAACCCACAAAAATCATAAGACATGGCAAACAAACATTTAACGGAAGACCAGGTTTCCCTGATAGTAAATGTGGAGTCATCGAAGGCTCAGCAGGAAATCAAGAAACTGGAGAACAAAATGATGGGACTGAAGGCAGCCAACAAACAGCAGCTGAAGTCCATGGTAGAGATGGAGGCTGCCGGCAGGAAGACTTCCCAGGAGTATAAGAATATGGCCGAGCAATACCGTACTACCAGTAAGGCGATTAGGGAAACTACCAAAGAAATCTCTGCGCAGACCCAGAGACTGAGCGTGATGGATATGACGATGAACCAGCTCCGCAAACAGCAGAAAATGTTACAACGGGAACTTGATGATACCGTCCAGGCACTTCACCCAGAGGCTTACGGCGTACTGGAGCAACGCCTGAAAGATGTTTCCGGGCGCATCTCTGAACTGAAGCAGAACGCCAAGAGTTTTGGCGAGATTGCATCAAGTGACCAGGTGAACGGAATCTTTCTAGGAACCATGGCGACAAAGCTCGCAGGCCTTTTGGGCCAACAGGCATCCAAACTGAAAGATTTCGCATTGGAATCTGCCAGGGCTGGCGTAGAGATGGCAGAACAGGCAGATGGTGTGACCAAGGCTTTTAATGCCATGGATAACCCGAACCTGCTGGATAACCTCCGCAAGGCAACCAAGGGAACCGTAAATGATGTTCAGCTGATGACGGCTGCCGTACAGGCTAACGATTTCCGCATTCCGCTGGAAGATCTGGGCAAGTATCTGGAGTTTGCCCAGCTGAAGGCTCAGCAGACGGGTCAGTCGGTAGACTACATGACCAACAGCATCGTGACCGGTCTTGGCCGCAAGTCTCCGATGATTCTTGATAACCTGGGTATCTCTGCGGCAGAAATCTCGGAGAAGACCAAGGAGACGGGCGACTTTATGAAGGCTGTGGCAGAGATTGTAGATACCCAGCTTGCCGAGGCAGGAGAGACCTATATCAGCGCAGCCGACCGGGCAGCCCAGAAGACGGTAGAACTGCAGAACGCCCAGAAGGCGCTGGGTGACGAAATCCTCCCGCTCAAGGAACAATGGGATGATGCCTATGCAGATATGCAGCTGAACACCATCAGTCTCATTTCCTGGTGTGTAAAGCATCAGGGCGTGGTGAAGACGCTCGGCATTCTGCTCACAGCCTTCACGGTTGTAGCGATTGCTACCAGCAACGCCATCAAGACGAATATCGTTGTAACCAAGGGTGCTGCCGCAGCACAGCAGGCATGGAACGTAATCTGCGCTACCGGAACCGGACTTCTGAAACTGTTGCAGGCGGGCTTCTACCTGCTCACGGGCAGGGTGACGCTTGCTAAGAATGCCTGGACCGCCATGAATGCAACGATGAAGGCAAGCGTCTTCGGACTGATTGCTGCAGGAGTAGCTGCACTCTCTCTAAAGCTCTGGGATATGCACAAAAAGCAGAAGGAGGCTGCCGCATCGGCTAAGGAGCTGGAAACCATGGAGCGGGATCTGAACACCCAGGTGAACGAACAGACCGCCAAGGTAAAACAGCTCAACGAAACCATGCGCAACGAGAAAATCTCCATGGACCGCAGAAGGGAGGCTCTCAATGAACTCAAGAAGATTATTCCTGGTTATAACGGACTGCTCTCTGAAGAGGGAAGACTAACCAGAGACAACAAGAGTGCCATCGATGACTATCTCGTTTCTCTGGAGAAGGAAATCAAGTTGAAGGCATACAAGGACAAACTGGTGGATCTGTATAAGCAGAAAGGCGACCTGGAAGATAAGTGGGATGAGCAGAATAAGGCCTATCATGATGTAAAGACAGACAACATCCTTCATCCACAGAACAGTTTTATGAGAGGTGTCTCCAAATTCTTCGGCACAGATACGGAAACGAATGCCAAGAAGGCGCTCTACAATACCGAGCAGCAGATAGACCGCGTAAACGGAAAGATAGATGAGCTGAACTCCAAGATTGCGGATATCGGTATTGTGACTCCTAAAAAAGCCAGAGGAAACGGCGGTGGCGGCGGTGGCAGAACGGGCAATCATACCGGAACTGGTGGCCATACTGGAACCACAAACACCACCTCCAAGCCTAACCCCGACGATATCGCATCGAAGAAGTTTTCAGAAAACCGGCAGGCTGATATCGATGCCGCCAACCAGGATTACCAGCAGGACGTGAACAACTGGAACATGGCTCTCGCCCGGAAGCAGGTATCTCAAGAGAAGTACGATCTCGCCATGCAGGCTCTGAAGACTCAGCATACCGCCAACATCCTCGCCATCGAAACCTCGTATAGCGAGCAGTCGCAGAACATCGAAATCAAGGATGGCGCAAAGAAGAAATCACTCCAGGATAAACAGCAGGCGAACCTCCGGGCTGCAGAACAGGCTCATTTTGACCAGCAGGTGACAGTAGAACAGGCTTATCAGGACGCCCTGGCAAAGGTGATGGAGCAAGGGGAGACGCAGCAGGAACTGACCCTGGAACAGCAACGCGACCAGAAACTGGAAGTACTGAGGGGATATTATCAGGCTGCGCTCAATATGGCCAAGCAGAACGGGGAAGATACTACCCAGCTGGAGAAGGCATATAAAGATGTGCAGGCTCAGATAAAGAAGGAGTATACAACCAAGCAAAACGAGCTGCTTGACGAACAGGATGAAAAGAAGAAGCAGGCAAGGCAGGCTCTCGGTTTCGACCAGCAGAGCGAGTACGACCGGCAACTGCTGCAACTGAAGCAGGCACTCGACAACCAGTATATCACTCAGCAGGAATATGAGGAGAAAGTGCAGCAGCTGAAGAGAGATTCCTTCATGAAGCAGGCTCAGTACTATACAAACCTCTTCAGTAATGCCGTGACTTCGCTGCAGAATGCCGAGATGGCGAACGTGGATGCCAAGTATGATGCAGAGATCAAGGCTGCCGAGGGTAATACGGCACTCCAGGAGAAACTGGAGAAGAAGAAAGCTAACGAGAAACTGAAGATACAGAAAAAGTATGCTGATGTGAACTTTGCTATGCAAGTGGCTCAGATTGTCTCCAATACTGCAGTATCTATCATGAAGGCACTCGCCGATTTGGGACCTATTGCCGGACCTGTTGCTGCAGCCCTGATGGGTGTGACGGGTGCAGCTCAGTTGGTTGTGGCAAATGCAGAGCGCCAGAAGGTGAAGCGCATGACCCTCAACGGAAGCGCCAGCGGTTCTTCTTCGGTAGGTTCCCGTGTAGCAAGCGGACGCGAGAGTGGCGGACGTATCGATGTAGAGCGCGAGCAGGACGGCAAACACTTCAACGCCGAGTATGCACCAGGTAAGCGCGGGTACGTAGATCATCCTACCGTCATCGTAGGCGAGGGACCTAGAGGCAAGAGTAAGGAGTGGGTGGCATCGAATGCAGCCTTGGAGAACCCTACCATCGCTCCGCTCATCAACCTGATGGATGCAGCCCAGCGTGCCGGACAGATAAGAACCTTCGATATGAGCAAGTATCTGATGGCCATGCAGGGCAGGGCGCTGGGTGGAAGCATCGCCCGCCAGTCTGCCCGGACCAGTCAGGAAATCGCTCCGGGAGGGGCAGATTTTTACGTCGGGACGCAGGAATCTGCGCATCGCGATGCAGGAAATGCTACGTCGGGACGCAATAATGACGAGCTCCTGGAACTGCTCAGAGAGCTCAAGAGAGACGGAATTCGCTCGTTTGTGTCACTCTCGGATCTGGACGCCAAGCAGGAACTGAGAAACCAGGCGAGAAAATTTGCTAAAAAATAAAATCTTCTGAACATGAAAATAACAAATCTGGATAAAGGAAAGGCCTACCAGCTTGGCGAAGACGCCAAGCTGGAGGTAGAACGTACCAACCCGTTCTTCAACGATTACGGAGAGACAACCTCCCCGTTGGATATCCCGGCGAGCGATTACAACCGCATGATACTGGGCTATCCCGATACCTTCGGTATGAGGGATAAGATGGTGGCTACGAACGTAAGCATCGAAGACGGTGAGTATTTCGCCCAATGCCGGCAGATTGTTCTCTCGGCACAGCACAAGGGAAACATCTCCTCTTCCTTCTATATCAACGACGGATCCTTCTACTCGAAGATACAGAACGTAAAGCTGAAGAGTATCTTCAAGGACGAGATGATACCCGGGTGCACGACCGTAGACGAGTGCATCGAGTTCTGCAAATCTCTCGTAGGTGGCAAAAACGAGAACTATGATATCTTCCCGGTTCTGCTTACTGATGACTCGGGTAGAGATACCGAGTACAACTATAAAATACTGAACTGGGGATGGAATGCAGGTACTATGCGTACTGCCAGCTACTGGAGATATAAGGAAGGAGGCGGTTACGAATACGTAACAGCTCACGAGATGCGTACCTGGTCTCTGGGCGTTGACTCGCCGTATTTTGCGGGTGAATGGATGCTTACTGATCATGTAAACGAAATACCGATATCTCTGACGAAGGGATATTATATATCTCCTTTTATCCGTGCCAATTATTTGTTGAAGCGGATTTTCAAGCATTTCGGGTATGACCTCAAGGAGAATTTCTTCACCAAGACGGCTCCATTCAATAAGATGGTTGTCTTGAACAATGTGATAGATGTGCTAGTGAATGGACATATCCGTGTCGAAGATCTTCTGCCAGACGTGTCAGTATCTGATTTTCTCTCAGTTTTTCGGAAAAAGTTTCTATGCGAGTTCGTTTCTGATGAAGGAACTCATACTGCAGATATCATCTTCCTGAAAGATGCGATAGACAGTAAGCCGGTTGCGGATCTTACCCGCCAGATGACAGAAGAACCTACCTTATCTTATAAGGCTGCATCCGATTATAAACGTGTGGTACTGCGCCCGAAGTATCAGGCGGATAGCGATACAGAGGATAGTTACGATGATATTAAGGATATGGTATCGAAAAATTCTGGCGCCTACTTTGATAGCGCAGACGGTTGCTTCTATAAGAAAGGTTATTCCGGCAACTACAGCGTGAAAGTAAAAATAGGTGGCTGTTCTCAGAGCTACGATTCTGGAGATGATGATATTGATACTCAAGATGTAGAAATACCAGAGATGATACCGGAGGTTCGTACGCTCCAGTATAGGGAAATCTTAGACGGGGAGACCGTGTCAAGAGACATGGACAGGCAACTGTATATCGGCGATTACGCTACGCTGAATTCATCGATGAAAGTTGCAACGGAAGACGGAGAAGAGGTAAGTGAATCGACTCCTACGTTGCCCGTCATGCTCGCCTTCCCTTACGTATCTTCAGATGGTATAGCTTGCGGAACCGTGACAGCATATGATACGCATCTATATTCAAATGTCGGGTTCGGCTCGCATCGTCAGGGAGAGCAGACGCCAAGGAAGATATTCGATTACTCCCTGGTGTATAATGGTGAGGATGGTATCTATGAAAAGTTCTACCGGCAGTATGATCTCCTGCTCAGGAATTCACTCCAGGAACTCAAGGTAAAACTGCTCCTCTCCCAGTCGCAGAAGCAGAACCTTCCTTCTTATGCGAAGGTTGTGATCAGAGGCGTAAGTTTCTTCTTCAATAAGCTGAAGTTCACCCTCGGAGGAAAGAGCGAACCAACCGAAAGCGAGCTCAGAACCATCGCTCTCACTACTCCTGTTAACGAGGCAGAGAGTCTGGAAGATATGATGCCGGCAATGACCTGCAAGTACCAGTGGCTTGGATTCGAAGAGACGGTAGAGGTTTCAGAGAATGACTATAAAAAATCAGGTAACGACCAGGACCGTACCTTCAAGATCATTTATCCTCCTCTCCCTTCAGCTGAGTATGTTGGCAAAAAATACGGCCTGCAAAAATCGTATGTAAGCCAGAAAACCCGACACGCAACGATGTTCCGTCACAGCAAATGGGTATATCATTGTACGACCGTCTGGCTGGAATGCATACCGATTTCGTAGGATATTGTCCTTTGTTATCTCCCTGTATTATCTTAACTTTGCAATATAATCAAAGCAATTTTAAGATGATACAGGTTTTATTATATCCAGATGCTCTGAGCATGGTAGGCTCCATGAATGCCTTTGAGATATTCAGTACCTCGAAGGCTGATGTGGTTTTCGCTCTACGCTATAAAGGCTCAAGCGCAAACATCGTTCAGCACACTTATACGCCGAACGATAAGAACCGAATTACGTTATCCGTCAAGGATATCATCCTTCCTCTTCTCAGCTTTGAGGTAAAAGACAGTAGTGAACCTTATGCTCAGCCGAACATCATGAAATCCTTTGTGGCAACGGTTTACGAGGTTGGCAGCGAAGGCAGCAAGAAGGAATTCACCTTCTCCGTGATACGTGCCGGTGTGGACAGACTCTCTGATTCGGCTACCAATTTTCTGAAAAACAATTTCCTCACCTGGCAGCCGCAGGTGAAGGCCGTAACCTATTATTCTCCGGAATTCCTTACCTATTACGCAACTGCCACCAGCGTGATGAAGTGCAAGGCATACATGTGGAATGGGACCGCCTACGAAGAGAAGGAAGTGGTACTGATGAACCATATGAATGCCGGAACCGTTTATACCGTGCCGGTACAATACGCCATTATCGCCAAGAAGATAGGCGGTTCTATCCAGCCATCTTATTACGATATCTGGGTAGAACAGGACGGGAAGCGGGTTACCTACGTACAACGCTACTATGCTAGCGACATGAAGAGCGAAGAAGAAGAGTGGTTCCTCTTCGAGAATTCGCTAGGAGGTGTAGACTGTTTCCGCGCCTACGGCAACAGCGAAAATACTGCAGAACATACCCACAATGTTGCGGAAATAGAGGAAGACTCTGAGGAATACCGCGTAGATACCACCCGCAAATTTAAGAAGAACACCGGTTTCCTGGACAAGAAGGAGCGCCTGTGGATGCTCGATTTCTTCCCGTCTCTGGGTAAGTATGTTTACCATGGCAATTCTCTTCGTAAGATAACCGTTACCGAGAGCGATGTGAACTACGAGGCGAAGGAACTGCCTTCGAACTATACCTTCACCTACAAATATTCAGATGCCCGTCCGTACCTGAACCTCACGAGGTCAGATGCCAGCGATTTCAAACAGATGGATATCCATCTACCCGAAATCGGAAATTTTACTATCGCCCCTCGCTTAGTTGAGTTCCCACGTCAGCTGCTGAGTGGAGGGGTGCTCTTCCCTGTTCAGGAGCCATATTCGGAAACATGGGGTGTTACTACTGCAGACGCTCTCTTTAACTACTTTGCAAGTACTCTGACCGACCGATATAGTGGTGGAGGAGGTATTGGCCATCAGCATTTCAACATCGAAGTGTTGAACGGACTTTCTTATGATTACGGTTATATCCTATACCAGGGCGACAGAATAAAGGCAGGTATGGCAGACGACTGCACTCCTGGAGGCGCGCTCGAGAAGAAGATGCTGCGCAAGGATATAGACGATACGGCTAAAGGTAAGATTACCTTCGAGGATGTGATAACTCTGCTGAAAGGGTTGCAGCTTGGAGATGGAAAGAGCCAGATATCTGCCGAGGGATTAGCGAAACTCTATGCCTTCATGACATACAATTTCGTTTCCGGGGCTTATGGTTCCGGCGCAAGTATCGATAATAATGGTGACGCAGAGATGAACAGCCTGTTCGTCCGTCAGTTCATCTCTGCGCCTAAGTTCGTCTTCAACGAAATCTCTGTAACCAAAGCAGAACAATGGAATACCAACGGCTATGGAACCATCGAGAGCGTAGATACCGAGAAACACATCATCTCTCTTCATCTGGAGGGAAATGATTACGGATCTCTGCAGGTGGGAGATATCTGCCGCGGTATCTATGCCGATATAGATAACGCCCATGGTGCAGATAAAAATACAGAAGGCACGTTGGATGATTGCAACTTCGTTCTGCATAAAGGTTTCTTCACTACTTACTTTTATGTGAAGAAAATCCTCACTAGCGAGAAGGGTAAGTTCGTATTCGAATATGGTAAACGTTCGGAGGCAACTCCGGATCCTTGCGCCTATATGGATTTTGCCCAGTATGGTAGCTTTACCGATGATAAGCGCCAGAGTAGCATGTATTTTTCTTCGAGGGGAAACAGCTATATCGAGGTGCTGGATGGTGTATGCAACTGGGAAGTGCTGCCGCAGAATCGTGTGGCGAGATACGGATGGCTTAGTGGCCTGGCTTTGACTAAAAGGGATGGCAGTATCGTGCGTCCGGAGGGTAATGGTATCTACGTACAGGATAATATCTACTTCGGTGGCAACATCAACTACCTACAAGGTCTTTCCGGACTGGACGACCTGAAGAACGAGGCGAAGGCTTATGATGTGAGTCTCTCGCAGTATCAGAGTGTCGTCACGGTAGATGATATGGGTAATGTCATTAATGGTCTCTATACTCAGGACGAGGGCAAGGCTACCAAGCAGTACCGCATCTCTACGGCAGTCTTCGTGCGTAAGGGTATGGATATTCTGCTCGAAGAAGATGCGAATAGCGAGGACGTGACAGAAGGCCATTATCGCTTGTATGTAGTAAGCGAGGACTGCGACGTAGAGGTAAAGAACTCTACCGTTTTTATCAAGGGTATCAGGAACATCAAGGATGGTGTTGCCGGAACTGCGGATGATACCAATTTCGATTACGCAGCTATGCGTAAAATGTCGGATGCGATGGTGACCATCGTCGTAGAACTGGAGGGAAAGACCTCGAAAACGGTGCAGATGCCTATCCGTATCCAGCATGACAGCCTTCCATTCATGGTTTGCGATCTGAGCAACGAGAGTGCATCGGTAGCCTGGAATACCAAGACAGCTAAGTACATCGGCTTGCCTATCAAGACTAAGGTTTCCCTCATGTATCACAATGAACCATGGGCGATTTCGTCACTCAACATCTCTAGCGTAGCAGGTTTAAAGACTTCGAGGATTATTGACGGCAACGTAGAGGTGATTACCATCGATGCTGATAATCTTACTGCCGATACCCTCGCTCAGATTACGAAGATGAATATCACGGTTGTGGGCAAATATGCTGGAGCCAACTACGAGTATACCCGAGAACTTACCATTTTGAAATCGTCTGATACCGTAGTCTACGAGCTGATACCATCTGTCGATAGCGTGATTATAGACAATCAGGGCAATATGAGCGCAGAAAGTATCTCATGCGATATATGGGCAACATCATCCGACGACAAGAGATATAAGCTGACAGAATTGCCGGCAGGGTATCATCTGAAGTATGGAACTACTGATACTCCTGGTACTAACATGGATATAGGTGCAGAGGTATCTGTGCAGAGTGATGCCCGTCAGGTAGTGTTCGCTTTATACGATGCTTCCGGTAATGTACTGGATAAGGAAAGCGTTCCGGTACTCACCTGTGGAGCGGATGGCGATGGATATGAGTATATCTATTATCTCTCTGACCAGTCTGATTCGAGTTTCATTACACAGCCTTACCGTCAGCATGGCGTTTTACAGCCTAGGGGGTGGCAGGATGATCCGATGGAGCCGACTCGGGAGAAGCAGTATGTATATGTAGCATACAAGACGGGAGAGGTAGGAGCGGATGGCAGTTTCTCTGAACCTAAGCTCTTCAACCGTTACCCGAAGAGCATCTCAAGTATTGAAACATGGTATCGTGCTGGAAAAAGTTCTGAAGTAGACAAGGATCCGTATAGATTCAGACAAAATGGCAATCAAGACTTCAACAAAATTACCTTTAATGATGAAACCCCGTGGCTGTGGATAATGAAAATCACATGGTTTACGGATGGGGACGAAGTTATAAACTTTTCATGCGGAGGTTATAAAGCGAAGGATGGTGATGGTCTCATCGTAGGCTATCAGTCTTCAGCTTCAGAACCATCAGTTCTTCCTGTCTTAAAAACGCTTGCCGACTATAATAAAGCGCAGGATAATATTGGCAGCGGCTGGACCAAGACGGCTCCTACTACGGGCGGTAAGAGTATCGTGCTGGGTGGTAAGATTACAACAGATGAAATTATCGACCGGTACAACAGCAGTACTAGCGAATGGGGAACAGAAGAAAGTGAAATTCTGTTAGATGGTATCAAGCAGAAGAAAACTTTCTATAAAACTCCTTCCTCTCTTGGTAGCAACGGCAAGTGCATACGTCGTATTAAGGTTGTTAACCATTTCCGGGATAGCTATCTCAGAGTGATGCTGAAGTCTTACTCAGAAACCAACTATGATCTGGTATGTATCTCCCGTCTCTATCTGCCGTCTGAGGTTATCAATAGCGATGGCAAGCAGATAAAGGAAGATAGCGAATATCTCAACAGATCGGAGCATGCCTATGTAGTAAGCGGCGACGGTCAGAGTCTTGTTGCTAAATTATCCATGCCTGATGCCGGAGAATATTATTTCTTCATCGGATATTTTAAGAATGGCGGCACAGACAGCTACGGCGACTATGGTCTCTTTGCCTGGCAATCGATGATAGCTCTTACTGAGAGTTTATGGCGTACCGACGGAAACGTAGATGCCGTAGGCAACATAACCTGGAGCAAGGCGATGCCGATGCAGGCTGAAGCTATCGTCATGGAGCGCGCCTATATCGCTACCGCTAACGATACGGTGGCGCCATCTAAGCCTTACCGTACAAATGGTATCCTACAGGGAGGATGGACGGCAAAACGGCTAGCTGTATCGTCTGTGAACCGGTTCATCTGGGAGTCTGTTCGTGCAGGAAAACATGGTACCGATTCTGTTCAGGATGATTGGAGTCAGCCTGTTGTGGTAGCCAACTTTGCCGAAGCCGGAAAGATGGGTAAGAACGGCTGCATCGTCCGAAATTCTGAAGGATGGAAGAGCGGGACAACCTACCACAATGACTCTGCCCTGACCCTGGAACAGAAGTATCTCGATCTGATATATATCGAGGATAGTAATGCTAACGATGGTTGGTCTATCTACCAATGCAACGTTACGCATACGGCTACGGGCAGTTCCTTCGACACTTCGGCAGTTGACTCTAACAACAATAAGCTATGGGTGAAACTGAGTGATGCCGGTCCGATGTATTGTCCTCTTATCGTGGGAAAGAATGCGGTTCTGAAGTTCGCCCAGGGCCAACAGTTCAACCTGATGGAGGGTAACAATGTCTTCGGCTCGTTCCGATGGGTGAAGAATGATGCGGATTATGCGTTCTGGATAGGCGGTACTGAAGGCAGCAAGGCTACCACTTCAATCACTAGGGGTGGTAAGTTCAAGACGACCGAAGCTGATATTACTGGTAAGATTACTGCAACGAGCGGAACGTTTAACAACGTTACAATCAGCAGCGGTAAAATTGCAGGATTCGCCATCAGAGGAAACTCGCTTACAAACGATTCATGGGAGAACGACGCATCTGTCATTTTCCGCAACGACAATAAAAAATGTTTTGCAGGAATAGGTGGAAACGTACTGCCAGTAGAGACAGGAGTCAGAGCTGTCGCACGATTCGAGAACGAGGACAAAACAAACCAATGGAATATTCGCAACAATTACGCAATGTACCTCTCAGCTACGAACGGCCTATATAACTTCGCCTTCTATGGTAATGGAAGTGGAATTTTAAACGGCGCAATCGAAGGATATGGATTCCAGACAGTTCAAGCAAATGATTCGAAAACATGTTTCGGATTAATTCCCCAAAAGGCATTGAGGTTTGTCGTAACCGTTACAGCCAACGGCGCATCGATGGGCCTGCCTAAATTATCTTTGCTATGCAACTTCCTAGGTATTTCGAAAGGTACAGAATTCTTCGTCGAATTAGGTATAAAAATTGAGTTTTCTGGGGCAAGGTATACAATGATCTATGGCAGAACGGACAAAGTGAACGATATGAATACGGACGAGTTTCCTTCAGTATCATGGAATCAAAACATAACTTATAACCCGGTACATACAAATATGGGGTACAATTACTTTGTATCTGGATATAATGTTATTGCATTAACATACAGAAACGGAAATTACGCTGCTTCATTGTTAAATGGTTCTTTGGAAACAAAAAGTTAATATATAAGGAAAATAGTATGAAGATAAATCTGGAAAGAGTAGAGGTCTTTACTGACCTCAGTAAGACACAATGCGCAGTAATGGATATGCGCAAGGAGATAGCTAACGTCATCTATGAGCACGGGCAGGGAGTAGCCTGCTCCGTGCTCGCCCATAAACTCTACGAAACGCAGGGCGAGGTGGAGATTGACGATAGCGAGAAGGAAATCATCAGTCGTGTAGCCGAGCAACTGCTTACTCCGGCTGCATGCGAGGGAGTTATGAAGCAGATAAAACCAGAATAGTATTATGGCAGCAGTAAACATCAACGACGTAGCCAGCCAGCTGAATACGGCATCTCGCCTTGTGGTGAGTACTGATTTTTTCTGGATCTACATGGCTAACGGCTCGCAGGTTAAGATACCTGCCGAGTTCGCAAGGGCTTACCTGACCGCAGGTATTAAGCCAGTAATCAACCGCAACGGCCATTGGGAGATAGGCGGCGAAGATCTCGGTGTAGTAGCCGAGGGAAAGACCCCTCAGTTTCGTGGCGGTACGATGGGTATCGAGGTGAGCTATGATAATGGCAAAACGTGGTCTCAGGTAGTAGCCTATACCGATATAGACCCAGACCTGAAAGCTCTTGCCGCGGCTTATACCAAGGTAACGCAGGGCGAAGCTGACCGAGTGAAGGCTGAAAGTACTCGTAATAGCAACGAAGCCGCACGTCAGAACGCCGAAACTACTCGCAATAATAACGAGACGGCACGCAAGACGGCAGAAACCAAGCGACAGCAGGAAACCTCCGCCGCCATTACCAACTCAAAGACGCAGACCGACCTCGCTAAGGAAATGAACGATCATCCACCCAAAATGGGAAGCAACGGAAACTGGTGGCAATGGGACCTCTCCAAGCATGAATATGTCGATACGGGTGTCATTGCTCGAGGCGGCGCTATGTATCCGTCATTCCGCCAGCATCGTAACAAGTTACTTATGATTGATTACGGAAGCCATGTCGCAGAACATGTTGTCAAGCGTAGAAACAAGTTAGTCATTAAAGTTTAATAAATATATGGCAGATAATACAAATATCATTGTTGTTGGTAATGTCGCCTTCACCGATCAAGGTACCTGGAAGTCGGACTACTCATATGAAGAGGATGGACAGACTGTTAGAGGCTACGATGAAGGGGATATAGTTCATACATCTACAGGAGTCTATGCGTCACTGGAGGATGGTAACACAACAACTCCTTCGGATACAAACACCAAATGGCGCAGATGGCTCGATAAGACACCAACCATCAAGGCACAGAGTGCAGCCGACGATGCCAACAAGGCAGCAAATCTCGCTCAGAGTGCAGCCAATACTGCACAAGAGCAGGCTACAGCTGCAGCAGCACAAGCAGCTCTAGCTGAGACAAAGGCTACTGAGGCAGATGCTGCCGCCAAACGAGCCGATGCCAAGATTGCACAAATGGATGGATTGGCAGGTCAGATAGCCACAGGCTTCATCGCACCATCGCGTATGAACCTGACCTATCTCCCGGAGATAAGCCTACGCAACAAGGTGGCACAGCGCATCACAGCCCAACTCATACCGAGCTACCTCCCTCAGAGCGTGCTCTTCCAGCGTGCCGAGGGCGACTCGCTGGTGGCAGACCCAAGCGGCAACCTCATCGTCAAGGGCGAGGGCACGACCAAGTTCTGGGTCATCCCCACAGCCAACACACCGCTTTGGCAAGAGGTGAGCATCACTATACACCAGCCACGCCTTCGCCTGTCGGCATCGGGAAAGCTACGCAAGGTGGGCTCATCATTACGCATCATTTAAATCACATTGTTTAATCAATTAAATACAGTTTAATTATGGCATTAACATCAGAAGAAGAGGCTAAGGTCAAGGCTATCATCGCAGCCTTCGACGGGGCGCAGCAGGTGGCAGACCTCCCTGCTGCCGACACTTCCTCGACAGACAAACAGATTGAGGTCTACGATAGAAAGACGGGCACGGCACAGCAGATGTCGCTCAAAGACGCTGTAGATATGGGACAGAATCTTTGGTGCGGGCGTGTCTGGAATCTAGACAACGCAACCCCTCAGGCAGCAACCTATGTGGGATCGCTTGAGCTCTTGAGAGAGCTGCCAATTCAGCTTGGTCTCGGTTGCTACCTGGTCAAGAATGACCATAGCCGCCGAAAACTCGACTCCAAAGATCATCACAAATATGCCACAGGAGAGGCTGCAAAGTTAGACGGATCAGAGGGACATTACCAGTGGGGATGGAACCGTAAGTTCTATCTGGTATTCAAGACCGTAGGCCGCTTGTTCTATATGAAGGTTGGACTTACTCCAATCAAAGGTGAATATAACTACACAATCCCTATCGGATCACGTTCTGCCTCTGGCCATGCCACTTTAGAGCGCAGCACAGGTCGTCTGGTTAGCTTCCTTAATACAGGCGCAGACTACAGAGGTGGCAATAACGATGCCACACTCGACAACACCAACCGCTCGTTCCTCGGCAAGCCAGCCTGCAACCAAAGCACAGAGTACTGGCGAGCTGCGGCCAGAAAGAACGGCACGGGGTGGCTCTGTTCCTCGATGCGCCACTTCGCCGTGACCGCTGCGCTCTTCGGGGTTATCTTCGGCACCCACTACGCACAGGCGGCAGTCAACACAAAGCGAGATGCAAACGGACTCTATCAGGGTGGTCTTGGTCCTGGCGTGACACAAAAAGACTGGAGTGCGTGGAATAGCTACAACGGCTGCCGCCCGATCGTCCCGATGGATGCCGGTCTCGACCTGGGCGATAGCTGCGGAGAGACTACCGTCAATGTACTCAACGATGACGGCTCTACCTGGTATGCGGCCAAGGTCAACTCCTTCTTCGGTCTTAAAAACTCTTACGGTCATCTCTGGTATCATATGGATGATGAGTTCGTAAGGGTCAACGAAGATACGACAGTCACCCACCTCGTGGCACCATCTATCTATGGCACATGGACAATCGGCAACGAGACGGGTATGAAGGCCTACAGCACCTCCATCAAAAAAGGCGAAGGCTGGGCAACCATGCTCTCCATGGACAACCTGGAGAATTTTCCAACGGCCGTCGGAGGCAGCCAGACTACCTACTGGTGTGCTTATTATTGGAATACGTCCGGCGCAACAAGCGGTTTCCGTCTCTGCCTTCGTGGTGGTAGTGTTAACGATGGTGGTCGATGCGGTCTTTCGGCGCTCGACGATAGCAATGATGTCTCGGTTGCCTTCGTGGACTGCGGCGCCGCTCTCTGCGAAGCAGTAGAGGAGTGGCCAGTCGAACCAGTGTACGTGGCGGCCTAAAGATTTCATGAGTTTGCTGGGTGTACATAAGATTACTAGGTGTACATAAGAGACCTGAGTACACACGGCGAAGCCGAAGCACCCAGCGAGCTCTGCTCGCTTCAATAACCGCCTTTGGCGGTCGGCGATAAAAAAAATTTTAGAAAAAAGTTCTTTGACATACTTCCATACCGATTATTTTTAGTATCTTTGCAGCGGTATTCATAATAATACCAGGTTGTGACCCTAGGTGCTGGTTTCCGTCTCTGCCTTCGTGGTGGTAGTGTTAACAATGGTGGTCAATGCGGTCTTTCGACGCTCAACGATAACAATGATGTCTCGAATGCCAACGTGAACTACGGCGCCGCTCTCAACTTTAACATATCTCAATACGGGGTGTTTGCTCTCCGTTCGAGACAACAGGGTCAGACCTCGCCCCATGGCGAAACATACACATAGTTCATCTAGCTGGTAGATGATGACAATAGGGTCATCCGGTCGAAGGTTATAGGATAAAAAATAGCAGACAACAGACATTACACAGTTTCACACAATTACACAGACATTACACCGCTTATGAAAAGATTTGGTAACATTTCTCCACAAGTCGAGACAAATGACAATTTTCGTCGGGCTTTCTATAATTATGCCCGACAAAAGATGTCTCGCAGGGGTGTGCAGAAATTTGATGCCAATCTAGATCATAACATAGAGCGTATGCTTGAAGCATATGCAGCCCAGACTTGGCATACATCAGGGTATGTATCTAAGGATATAGAATACCCGAAGCATCGCCAGCTTAACAAGTTGCCAGTCATAGATCATGTCATGCAACACGCAGCCCTCAATCCTGTAGAGGATGATATACGTAACACCATCTACTACCATTGCCCTGCAGGCTCTAAGGGCAAGGGCACTCATTATTTCTACAATCTTATTAAGAGAGATATATTCAACTCTCCACAGCAAGATACATTTTATTGCCTTCCTATTGATATTCACCACTATTTTCAGTGTATAGATCACAACTTGCTCAAGAGTGAATATCGCCGCAAGATTAAAGACAGAAAACTCCTCTCCTTTATAGATGAGGTAGTTGACTCGTTCAACCCAGGAATCGTACTTGGAGTAAAACTAGCCCAGCTACTGGGACAGCTCTTTCTCGCCCGGTTCGACTATCTGGCACTCAGATGCTTCGATATCATCGACGACCCTGAAAAATTCCACTATTGGCAAGCTCGCTATGTGAGCGACATGCTTGTTACCTGTCGCACTCAGCAACAGGCTCAACTACTATGTGGGGGGATCAGCTTTCTTAATGAGCGTTTCGAAAAGTTCTGCCGTCATGGGCTCCATCATTATTATCGTTTCATGGATAACATCTATATTCTCCATGAAGACAAAGTTTTCCTGCGTCTGATGGCGGAGTTAGCTGTCATGCACCTAGCTCGTGATTGGCATCTCTCAATAAACAAGTCGTGGGGAATCCATCGAACTTGCGATGGTATAGATTTTTGTGGACAGGTCATCTATGCCGACCATGCACTCTTGCGAAAACGGTTTAAGCATGATCTCTGCAAGCAGGTGGCTAATCTTCGCAAACATGGGTTTACACAAAGACAAATAGAGCTCAAGGCAGCTTCACGCCTTGGGTTAGGAATTCACGCCAATTCAAAAAACTTATATAAAAAAATCGGTATGGAAAGATTCGGAAAACTCGTTAAGGCTCGCAAATCTCGTGTGCCTTTCGAGGGAATGGAAAAATCACAGCAGCAATCCATCGAGGACATTATCTGCCGTGAGGGTCAGGATGAGAACAAATTTCTCATCCAGGTGATTGATTACAAGGTTGACGACTCAGTCATAGAAAAAGAGGTCGTACAGGTAGAAGAGACCGCTGCCGATGGCAGCACTCATATGGTCAGCAAAGAGATACCTAAGAAGCGTCTATCACTTCGCTATCGTATCATCGACCATTTTGAGGGAGAAAGCGAGGTCTGGCAAGCGGTAGAACACTATCTATATACAGGTTCCAAGATTCTCATAGATCAAGCCCTAAATGACTTCTGTCGTGATGAACTTCCATTCTCCACCGTTGTCGCAGAACTGCACAACAAGTTTAAAAAGAAGTTTTATAAATTTACTTAACGATGAAAAAGGTATATTTATCTCGCAAAAGTTACGTCAGATTTGACGATGACCATTTCCTGCTCTACATTGGTGAGCAGAAAGTAGAAAACTATCATCCCGAGACTTCCGGTACTTCAGATACAAAATCTGAAGCTTCAGATTCGGGTAAAACCGCCTTCAGTTACGAAGGTGATGAAGCCGATGGTTCTACCAAGATTAAGGCAAAGTCTGCTACTTACGGTGATTTCACGGCAGGTTTGGTACGAACCAAATACAGCCAGAATCAGGTAGAGGCAATCTTGGCCAATCGAGGAGATGGAGATAAGAGCCACGAAGCAGAGTTCGATGCTTATCAGGCCTGGAGAATTCAAGCCAAGCAGATAGCCCAAGAAGTTCTTGCAAGAGAACTCTAAACGTATCATAATACGAGATCGGGCTGAGGTAGCAGGTTTCTTTGATGTTTTTACATCATCGAAGGGCGCATACATGTAGAGTGCTATCCGCGTGATTTGTAGGAAAGTAGGATTGTAGGAGAAAAATCTCCTACAATCATTATATTAAAATACGCCTTCATACCCTATAAGATCACGATTCGCTTCTTTGCAATCCTGAGGGGTGTAGATGTTTGTAACCTTCACTGACGAGTGTCTGGCTTGATCTCTTACCGTAAGTAGATCGGTTTTTGCTTTAATCATATTAGTGATTCCCGTATCCTTCAGGCTGTAGAATTTATAGAAATCACTTAATCCCAACGTCTTTTTTACATTGTCGACCCAAAATCTAGAGAATCTTTCAGCCAGTATCGGCGTCATTCCCGGGCGGAACTTTTTCCCGAAAAGATAGAAGTCGGGCGGCGCTGAAAAAATATCCAATTCTTCCATCAATGCGATGACATGATTCGGGATAGTAACGATGGCATCATGCCCATTTTTAGTATATGCGCCATTAAGAGTTAATGTCTTCTTTTCCCTAGATATATCCTTGATTTTCAGAAAAGTCATCTCGTGAGGACGAACAAACAAGTAGTGAAGGATATAACAGGCTAAAAGAAAGTGCTTATTCTCCTTCTCTAGATATGACTTAATTTGCAATAGTACGTCATTTGGTATGACACTTCGATTCTTCGGACCCAGTTTTGTGGAGGCGTTAACGCCTTCAGTCGGATCCTTCTGGACATACCCTCTCTCTATGAGATAGCCGGAAAACGATTTCAGCCAACCAATATAGTTATTTCTCGTTCGCAAGGTATTATTTCTTTCAACGAGAACGTAATCTAAAAAATCGCACACAAACTTCTTGTTAAATTGATAGATATAAGTAATCCTCTTATCTTTCTCTACCCACTTGAGCATAAACGACAATTTGCACTCGTAATTGCATTTGGTACCAGGCTTTATACCACCTTCTTTAGTAATTTTGGCGAGATATGTTTTATATTTATCGCACACGTCACTAAATAAAGCATACTCCTCTGGGTATGACTCTTCGATCCATGGATTCCATCCGTCAAGAAGCTTCTGGGTAAGACGCTTAACGAGTTCTTCTCCGTAAGCTCTTTGATTTCGCTTTCCTTTAATATGGTTAAGCATAATCTTCTTCAGGCGCATTGTATTGATACAAGGATCGAATGCCTTGAAGGATACGTAGCATTCCGACGCCTGATGAAAAGCAGGGGGAGTCCATCCAATTATTTGCTGGATAGCCTGTTTACTTTCGCGATGAGACAATTTTTTTTTGGTCATTTCTCTAATTTTTTAGCGAAACGCCCTAGTTGATATTATATTAATAACACACGCAGAATTGAGGCATTATATAATATATGCTTCATGTAATCCGTTATATATAAAACGGACTCATCGAAGATATATTATATTAGATAGCAATTTCTTCTTCAGCTTAAAAGGAATATCGAAACAAAGAGTGATAGTAGATTTTTTGTAAATCCAGCTAATCGACACCGACTTTGCACCGACCGATCAAACTTAAAATAGGTATTTTGGTCTGTAAACCAAATGCTTACGACATTTTTTGCAAAAAAGTTGATGTTTTGCTTAGTTTTTCGCTTGGCTCAACTGTATAGATAGTATATGAACAGAAAAAAGGACATAGAACAGTTATTCCGTCAGCATTACGCGAAGATGTACAATCTG